CTATAAAGATGCCGTATTCGTTTGGGCAACCGTTTGTAATGTTGCGCAACTATGACATCCCTGACCATTTCTATCCGATGGGTGATTTGGAATCTATTGAACCATTGCAAAAAGAATTGAACGAAACACGTTCACAGATGATGAATCATCGCAAAAAGTTTGCACGTAAATATCTATACAAGGAAAACGCATTTGACCAGTTGGGTCGCACAGCGTTGGAATCTGACCAAGATAACGTTATGGTTCCTGTTATTTCTGATGAAAGTTTGGGGGCTGTTGTCTCTGCTTTCCCAGCAGTTATTAACCCGCCAGAGTTCTATAATCAAACCAATCTTATTGTTGGTGACATTGACCGTATTTCTGGTGTTACAGAGTTTCAACGTGGCGGCGTATCAGAGATTCGCCGCACCGCAACCGAAACATCGTTGATGCAAGATGCAGCCAATGCTAGAACCTCAGACAAGTTGGCTACTGTTGAACAGGCTATTGCAGAAATTGGTCGCCGCATGGTGCAGTTGGCTCAACAGTATATGATTGGTGAACAGGTGGCACGTGTTATGGGCAAAGACGGGGAACCTGTTTGGGTGAACTTTGACCGTGACTATTTGCAAGGCGACTTTGATTTTGAGGTTGCTGCAGGTTCAACACAACCAGCAAATGAGTCGTTCCGCCGTCAAATGGCGTTACAAATGGTTGATGCGCTTGCACCGTTCGCTGGTGCAGGTATTGTTGACATGGGTAAACTTGCTGCCTATGTGTTGCAGATGGGTTTTGGTGTGAAGAACCCTGACGAGTTCATTAATGCTGCACCGCAACAACAAGGTATGCCTGCTGGTCCTGCTGGTGCTGCGGGTGCGCCACCTGCCAGCCCTGAAGTTGAAGCAATGTTGGCTGCCCAACAAACAGCAGCACAACAGCAGCCACCTCTACCCGCCTAATAGGTCACCAGACACTCTAGGATGCGTTTTAACGCATCTAAACCAGCGGGGGGTATCCACCATACCCCCCGTCTAGGGAACGCCTAGAATAGTATTAGAACAACCATTACGGATTCTAGGAGAAATATGAGCGATGAAATCGCAACACAGTCAGCGGAACCAGTTGAAGGGTCACCCACATCTGATAGTGTAGTCACAGAAACACCCGATACACCTACATTGAACGTGCAGGAATACTCTAACTATAGAGTTCCAGTAAAGTTGGATGGAGAGGAATTGCAAGTCCCACTTAGTGAGGCTATTGCAGGTTATCAACGTCAAGCCGATTATACTCGGAAAACGCAAGAATTGTCTCAGCAACGTGAAAAAATAGAATTTGCTTCAACACTTCAAGCCGCTTTAGAGAATAACCCAGCAGCGACACTCAGTTTATTGTCTCAACATTATGGTGTGCAAAATGCACCGCAGGTTGACCCGATAGATGAAGAATCTTTAACTCCAGAAGAACGTAAGATTCGTGAACTTGATAAACGTGTAGCGTCATTTGAGGAATTTCAGAATCAGCAACAAATTGAAAAAGAAATTGCGGGTTTGCAAAACAAGTATAGTGATTTTGATGTAAAAGAAGTTGTGTCATCCGCTTTGCGTATGAATACAACCGATTTGGAAGGCGTGTATAAGCAATTGGCTTTTGATAAAATTGTGGCACAGTCCAAGTTAGAAACGGCAGCGAAAGAACGTTTGAAGCAAGCAGACGAAAGTGTGCTTGAAGCAAAACGGGCTGCCAGTGTGGTTTCAGGGGGTTCCTCTGCTACCAGTTCTACTACGACAGACAAGGCTGCCCCAATTAAATCAGTTTCCGAGGCTTGGGCTGCCGCCAAACGTCAAATGGGTGCTAATTAACCATTTAACAACTATTATTATAAAGGATTATAATGTCTAACGTAAACTTTGATGCGTTGCTTTCAACAACGCTCGCAAATTATCGTGACCAATTGACAGATAACGTGTTCTCAGACCGAGTTCTGACAAACCACCTTATGTCAAAGGGTCGCATCCGTATGCTTAACGGTGGCACAAAAATTGTTGAGCCACTTATTTACGGACAGAACACAACAGTGGCTTCGTACTCAGGTTACGACACCATCTCGTTGACAGCACAAACAGGCATCACTGCTGCTGAATACGATTGGAAGCAGTACGCTGCATCAATTGCAATTAGCGGTATTGAGGAAGCAAAGAACAACGGTGAACAAGAAATCATCAACTTGTTGGAAGCCAAAATCATGCAGGCTGAGGAGTCAATGCGTGAAGGTTTCAACGACATGTTCTACGCAGACGGAACTGGCAACAGCGGCAAGGACTGGAACGGTCTCGGCAACATCGTTGAGGCTTCAGGAACTGTCGGTAACATCAACCGTGCAACTGCTGGTAACGAGTACTGGCGTTCATACGAAGAAAACACCGCAGGTGCTTTGACTATCGCTCAGATGGCTACAGCATACAACACGGTGTCGGTTGGTAACGACCACCCAGACCTAGTGCTTACAACTCAAACATTGTTTGAGAAGTACGAGGCTTTGTTGCAACCACAATTGCGCTACACAGATGCCAAGACAGCAGATGCTGGTTTCCAGAACCTTCTGTTCAAGGCTGCACCTGTAGTGTTTGACGTAAGTTGCACCGCTGGTGTAATGTACTTCATCAACAGCAAGTACCTCACTCTTGTTGGTCACTCAGGTAAGTGGTTCCAGCAAACAGAGTTCGTGCGCCCAGAAAACTTGGATGCACGTTATGCTTTGATTATGTGCTACGGCAACCTCACTTGCCGCAACGCAAAGAAGCAAGGCAAACTTACAGCAAAAACCGCTTAATAGCGTTTATGTTGTGGGTTGGGAACAACCCGTGATATGGTAGGGGGAAAAAAGCCCCCTACCATTTTCATTTTATAGGAGTTTTATGCCAAAGGTCCCAGACCCAAACAAAATTTTAAAAGCAGTCATGGAAAACCTGAAAAAATCAGGTGTATATGATGATGTTGCTAAGGCTGGTGGCAATTTGGCTGATGATATCTCTAAGATTATGTCTGAGATGACTGGCAAAGCAGCAAAACCAGCGAAACCTAAAATGCCCAAGAATCCACCCAAAAGTGGTCGTGCTACGGCTGCGGCTGATGATAAGTATTTGCGTTCCAAGGGTAAGGAATTGTTGAAAGAAGAAAAAACAATTGGAACTGGCAACATGGGTGAAGATGATTTAGCAATATTGAAACTTTACAAAGATGGTGCTTTGGGTAACAAAGCACCTAAAAATCCACCCAAGAGTGGTCGTGGCAAAAATCCACCTGCTGCTGGCGCTGTAGCACCTGCACCTAAAGGTCCGAAACCTAAGAGTCCAAAATCGGGTTCGGCTGATAAAATGGAACGTGAAGCCCGCCGTCAAGCCAATCGTGACAATTGGGCTAAAGAACGTGAAGCATACAACAAAATGAAAGCCATTGAACGTGAAGAACGCAAAGCAGCAAACAGGGCTAAGTGGGCTGCAACTTTAGAAGAAAAATATGGTGGAAATATTGTTGAGGCTCGCAAAGCAACATCAAAAGGTCGTAACAGAAACAAAAAGGATAAAAAGTAATGGCTAGAGGTGGTTCTTCTGCGGACGATATCGCCAAGGCTATTGTTCAACGACTTTTAGAAGCCCGCAAACCTGCTGTCTCTGCTGCAAGAAATGTTGCAGATGATGCTGGCAAACTTGCCAGCACAGCAAAATCTGCTGTTCAAAAGGCTTTAGGCAAAGGTGGAAAACCTAAGGTTAGTAGCAAAACAGCAAAGACAGTAAGCCCCAAACCAAGTAAGCCTGCTTCTAAACCGATGACTAAGGCGGAACGCCGTTTGGCTAACCAGCAGGCTGATGCTGAACGCCGTGCTATGGGTGCTGATAAAAGAGCAGCAGATAAAGCAGCACAAAAGAAAGCAAACCGAGAACGATTCCTCAATAAGGAAAAAAGCAAGGTTGAAACAAGGATGACTCCGCAGATGATGCGTCAACAAGGTTATCCTTTGATTAGTAATGCTTTGACAAAGAAAATGAACTCGGTTGATTTTAAGACTCGTTTATTGGCAAACCAAGGTGGCATGTTAGATAAACAGGTTAACATAGAGGCTTATAAACTTATTCAACTATATCAGAAGGATGGTCGTAAACTTAGTCCTGCGCAAGTTAAATCGCTTCGCAAGAATGTTGAATCAGAAATCAAGTCTTTTGCTGAAAGAAACTTGGATAAACTATCTAGGGGTGTTGATACTAGGTTAAAGAATTTGGGTAAGATGACTCCAGAGGAGTTGGATACTGAGGCTGGCAGAATGGCTTTCCGTGCCAAAAAGGATAGAGTTAGAAAAGGTGCTGAACCTAAAGATTCTCGTAGAGATTATCAGGTTCGTCAGGACAAAGAAACAAATATGCGTCTTGAGGCTTTGGAACGTAAACGTGCTGACGCTGCCCGTAACAGGGGTACTGGTACTTCAACTGGTCCTAAGGTTAAGGGTCCTGAGTCTGCTAAGGCTAGGGAGAAGCGTTTGTCTGCTTTGGCTTCTGAACGTAAACTTGTTGCGGCGCAGGACGCAAATGCAGCGAAACGTCCGAAGGTTAAACCTTTGTCTGTGTCGGCGAGAAAGTATACTGCTGAGGAACTTAAGAATGTTAAATTGACCACATCTGCTGATGTGGCTGCTGCAAGAGCAGTTCTTGGCAAGGGTGGCGAGGGTTATAATGTTAAACCTAGTGTGCCTTTGCGTTCTGGCAGGCGACAGGAAACTGCCGAGGAACTTAATGCACGTTTGGCAGCGTTCCGAGCAAAACAATCAAAAGGTTCTAAAGCACCAAAGAGGAAGTAATGGTTACTCCTCGTAACCAACGTTATAAGCGCAAGGTTAATTCTGCGTTGGATTTGGCTAAAATGGCTGCTGACCCGAAAGGGTTTGAGTACGAACAACGTACTAAATCTATTATTGAAACAAAACCTGGTTTTGGACCATTTAACGATATGATAAATTTGTCTGGTGTTGTTCGTTTTGGTAAAGAAAATTTAGATGCACAGTTGGCTGATTTATTGAGATGGAATAAAAAAAGTCCTGGAATTATACGGTCAGAAGATAAATATGGTCAAAAAGTATCTTTTGCAGGTGAGTCTTTATTGCCGTTAAATCAATTAGAAAATATTTTAACTGGCAAAGGAACTAAAGGTGACCTTTTAAATGCTTGGTTATATACTCAAAGAGGTGGCGCTACAGCAATGAAAGGTTTGGGGTTGCTTGCTAAAGGGGTAACTAAACCTGTCGGTGCTTTGACCCGTAAAGCCAGTGTGGGTAACAAGTATGGTCGTAAAATGTTAGAAAAAGTATTATCAACATTACCTTAAGGAACGGATACCCATATTATGATGAACAACTCAATCCCAACATACGCATTATACGGCAAACCAGTAGACCACTATAGGCTTTCCGCTGTTGCTGATGCGCCGTTGGCTGCCGCCAGCGGCGAATATTTGGGTCGGGGTAACAAATGTATGGGCAATGACGACACTTGTGGCGCTAACCGTATGAAGGGGCAAGAACTATGTGTCGGGCATTACCGTCAGGCTGTCAATTTGGCTGAAGTGGCTGAACAAATTGATTCAGAGGAGTAACAATGGCATACGCAACAATGACCGCAACAACGTTGCGTCAAACCGTCCGTGACATCACAGACCTAGACACAGAAGACCTACCAGATTCGCTATTAAATGTTTATATCCGTGACGGATACTACCGTATATTGGATATGGAAAAACGCTGGTCTTTCCTAGAAAAATCGTTTACTTTCAATACTGTTGCTGAGCAACGAGAATACACCATTAGTGCTTTCACGGCTGACCCTATTGGTCAGATTATTTCTATTGTTGACCCTACGGGTACTGGGTTGCGTTTAGAGATGGTTGGACATGACATGGCGGAAAACACGTATATTGGTTCGTATGATACTTCTAGTGACCCGTTGTTTTATTCTATTTGGGAAGGCAAAATTCATTTGTTTCCTAAACCGAACAATGTTCGTACTTTGAATGTTCGTGCTTATCGTGAGCCGATTGATTGGGTTACTAGTGGTGGTGCTGTAGATGCTAGTCCGTCTTTGCATTTTCCTTTGGTGTATTATGCTTGCAGTCGTGTGTATCAACGTCTTGAGGATACGGTTATGGCTCAGGAATAT